CAGCTTCTCGCTGCCCAGGAACTTCTTGGCCCACGCTTTCAACGAATCGACAGGCGGCATATGGGGCCGCGTGCCTTCGTGGACCGCAGCCGCATAGCCCTGCGCTGCACCGCCGTAGCCCAGCTCGACCTTGATGCTTCCCATGTCCCTCTTCGGCGGCCTGACGAAACCCGAAGCCCGAAGCGTTCCGTCGACACCAACCGCGACCTCCTCTTTGCTCTTGCTCATCACGCGCTCGCCTTCTTGGTAGAGCGCAGACGCGAGCAGGTCGAGCGTTTTTTCTCTGGCTTCCCTGAGCCCCTTCGTAAGTTCAGGACTGCCCGAGATCGTGACTTTCATGCGATCGACACCTCCAGGTGATGCTGGCCGCGATCGTCGTTGTTGATGTCCACGCGTAGCACCTTGGGCAGTCTGCCATCATGGAGCCGGATCCGGTCCTGGGACCCCATCACCGCGCAGCTCGACATCACGAACACGACGGCGGTTGCGACCTCTTCCACACCGCGCTGGGTGCGAACCACGCGCGTGCCCGGCTCGACGTAGGCGCTGTACGTCTTGGCTGCCGAAGTCGAAAACGTCGGTGCGCCGTAAGACGTGTGTGTCGATAGCGGCTCGATCGTGACCGTCTGCGTCGTGAACTGGAGGAACTGCGCCTCGAAGCCCATCAGCTAGACGACGGTCCGGCCCAATCGAATTGCCCGACTGCGAACGCAGGCCGTACCACGTCCGTATCGGCGTCGTTGTCCGCTTTATCCGCCACGGAGATGCCGCCCGCATACACGCCCGCGCTCCCGATTGCGACCTCCATCCGAAGACGGGTCGCGAGCTTCATATAGTGCTCAGCCATCTGGCCCGCCGAGATCGACAGTTTCCCGACCGTCTTGTCGACGCGACGCGCGAACTTGGCCGCGATGGTCTCGGCACACAGAACCGCCGCCAGGCTCCTCGACCCCTCGTTATCAATCAGCGCTTGGATTTCCTCGTCTTGTAGCAACTGGTCGCTTTCGTCCGTGTCCCCAACCCTAAGCCGCACCCAGTCCAGATCGATCGCGGCCGGCTCGGTCCGCTTGTAAGACCAACTCATGACAGCGCCACGTAGCCCGAGAACGACGTTGACGCGAGCGACCCGGTGGTGAGTGAGACATGCAGCCACGGCCAGTCCACCGTGCCGGACGTCGAATCACCAATGGTTTCGCCCGTAAGCGTCGTGACGTGACCCACAGCAGACGACGGAGCGGCGGTCGCGCTCGACGTATAGACGCGATTGACGGCCATCGTCGCGCCGGACGAGTTGGACGACATCGAAACCCGGAACCGCTCGAAGCCACGAGTATCGAGCACCAACAAAGTGCCAGGGCTCATGCTCGACATCTGGGCGAAGCGAATCTTGTTGTTCGCCATCAGCTCTCCATTCTTGCCAGTTCGGGAGCGATGCGGTTGGACGTCTCTTTGCTGTCAGCGGCCGGCGCCTGAATGCCGGTGCGCGGATCCTGCGACCTGTCCGGAGACGGGCCGTTCGGATTCGGTGCCGCGCTCTTGATCGCCCAGGAGCGGAGCCAGTAGTTGCAGTCCTGAATTCCGCCCACGATCTGGTTGCGCTGCTCCATCAACTGACCGCGCTTGTTCTTGTAGTCCTCGTCGAGCTGCTCGCGCTTCGTTTCGTATTCCGCGTCCATATTCCGAATCGCGGCCAGCATCTCGTTATCGTTCCGGTGCAGCCACGCGATGCGCTCAGTCAGCTTCTGGGAGAACTGCGAGCCCGTGTCGCCGAACCCATACTGGCCAACCGCTTTCAGCAGGTCGGACGTAGGCGGGACATAGGTGCGAATTCCCCGACCTTGGGCGATGCCCAGCCAGAACTCGCAGCACGCTTTCTGCTCGCCCCATTCGGTGTCACTCGCCATATCCACGCCGTAGACGTGGATCTCTTCGGCACCCATCACGATCGCGAGCGCGATTTCCCATGCGACCGACGACGTGAAGTACTCAGAACTCAGCACGTTCTGCACGATCTCGCGCGGGAACGGAAGCGACGGCGGGATGTCCGCCCAGTGCTGGTGCATGTAGACCGGCACCTGTAGCGAGGCCAGCGTCTTCAGGTGCTCCGGATCCGGCGCGAGCGTTGCTCTATCGTGGATCTCGAACCAGCGCGAGAACTTGCCTAGATCGTTCGGGTGATAGCGGTGCAGTTCGTTCAGCCCCCATATCTCGAACTGGTCCAGGGGCAACGCGAGCGCCTGCACACGGTGATCGGTGAACCCCATGATCGCGACCTTGGGACGCGACAACCGGTCGAGCGGCACGATGTGCGCGAAACCTGACAGACCACTGCGTTGGGCCGGTATTTCTAACTCGGCGATTCTGGATTCCACGTTTGGCCCCTATGTGAGAAAACGCGCGGCAGACTCGGCATCTGTCGGGCCGGTTTGCCGCGCGTCCGCCGGTCCCGTCTGGAGGTCCGGCCACGACCCTTTCTTTCTGGACTTCTGCTTTATGCGGCCGTCGTCGAGAACGTCGCGCCCACATTCGAAGTGATGAGCCAGTTCGACGTGCTCTGTGCCACAGCGGTGAAGCAGTTGCCTAGCGTACCGGGTAGGGTGACCCGGATCTGTTCCGTGGTCGCTGCCACGCCGCCGAATGTCACGGCGGTTGCGGTGCTCGTGTTCACGGTCACGCCGAACGTGCTGCCGTAGAGCTTGAGCACGCAGACGATTTCCTCGCCCGCAGCAGCCGGAGGCGTGAGGATGTAGTTGGCCGCCGCTGTCGTGGAGCTGGTACCGAGTACGACCACGCCACGCGCGGAGAGCGCCGTTGACGCGGCCGTGCTGGCTGTGATGCCGGTACGCCGATACTGCACGGTCGACACGTAGCCGCCGGTCGTACCGGCCATGGTGTCGAAGAGCAGATCCGTCGATCCGCTCGTGCGCAGGTCAACCGGTCGCTTGAATTTCTTGAATCCCATCGGTCAGCCCTCCTTTCGTGGACGGCCCGGGCCGCGCTTCGCTTCCACGCGGTCCGGCGCCACACGGCGCTGTTTGATGAGCTGCTGCTGTTTTTCGGGCGTCAGGCGCTCCATCGGTACGGGCTCGCCCGTCTTGACCTGCACGCCCTCGACCTTCATGGGCCTAGTCGCCAGGTATTGCGGCATCGTTATCAGCCCACGGCCGAGGCAAAGAACACGCCGAGGTCTGCCGCAACCTGCTTAAAGTCCACCCACGTCTCAGCCTCGATGCGGTCGCTCTCGTTTCTTTCGAGGCGGAAGCGCTTGATGCGCGCACCCTGGGCAGGAATCCCAGCGCCGGTCCAGACGAACGTGTAGCCAGCGGCCGGAGTCCTGAGACCGGGGTTCGACGGGGTGTAGGTCAGTAGCCCGTGCTTGCCGGCCACGTAGTTGACCGAGTCAGCCGCCTGCTCGACCGCGCTGTTGATGACCGCACGGAGAACCACCACCTCGTCCAACTCGAATAGGCCAGCCAGCAGATTACGGTTGATCGTCGCCGGGCTACCGGGCACGGTGTTCTTGATGCGGTCCAGGATGTCCGGGTGATCCTGAAGGGCCCGGTACACGTGGGGCCCGATGGTCAGCTTGTTCGGGCGATAGCCGCTCTTGGACTCGCACGCGGTCAGCTCGCCACGTATGTCCTCGATCGGCGTCGATGCCACGTCATCCCACTGAAGGAACGCGGTCGTAGTCGATGCCGGAGCCGTGTTCGAGCCGGTCATGTCGGTCGAGCCCGACGCGCCCGTCCACTTGGCGGTCGTGAACCAGTCGTCGACGAACTCTTTCTCTTTGGCGAGCTCGACGCCGTTCGTGCAGAACTCCGTGGCCTCGCCGTCGAGATTGAAGTTCGGGTCGGCGTTGGCGCGCTCAGGGTCTGAGACGTCGTGCGCGAGCGCCCAACGGTCGCAGAAGTAGGAATCGTCCGAGATGCGGTATCCACCAACCGCTGCCTCAGTGCCCGGAGCACGACGCTGTGCATCCGAACGCAGCAAGTCGCCGCGGTTGTAGACGTAATACTTGTCCGCTTGCTTCATCACGGACACGGGCGCGAACACGGAGCCGGACGCGTACTTCTCCCGGTTCGCCTCGAAGTAGGCGACCGAGAGATCGGTCAGCGGCCGGCTGACATGGAGCGTATTTAGTGTGGGGTTCGGCATCGTCTTTCTCCGTCAGTCAGTTAGGCCGTCGATCAAGCCGTCACGTCGCCCTTCCACCCGGGCATCAGCAGCACGGGGATGATCCCGCTCGATCCAGACGCGATCGCAACGAGTGCCTGGCCAACCACCTGCTGCGTGGCACCCGTCGAGGTCGAGAGCATCACGCCGCCGTGGGTCGCGGTGGATCCGGTGAGCGGCGAGCCGCGCACGATCGGACCAGAGCCGGTCGAGACCACGGCCTTGCTCACGCCGGTGATCATGACCTTGCCGTACTCAGAGGCGGTTGAGTTGCCCTGCCAGATGCCGAGCACGTTGCCGCCCGCAGTCGAGGGCCCGAGGATCACACCGTCCGCGTGGTTCGCCGTGGACAGGTCGACCAGCTTGTACTGGTTGGTCGACATGTCGCCGCTGGACTTGGCGCTCAGGCTGAAGCCTTCCTGCTCGTATGCCATCGTCAGTCTCCTAAGTGCGGGTCAGCGACGTGCAGCACGCTGCTTATCCTCGTCCTCGACCTCAGTCATGAGACCGGGGTTCGTCTTGTAGACCTCGGCTCGCGCCTGGGTCTCCGACATCTTCGGATTGGCTTCACGCGCCTTGGCGGCGAGTTTGGCCACCTTCGCGGTTGCCGACCCCTCCGCCTCGCCACCGACGCCGACTTCCTGGAACAACGCGCCAGTGCGCTGCGCCTCGTTGGCCGCCGACAGCACACGATCTAGCTCCTTCGCCTCGTCCTCGGTCAGCTTCTCGCCGTCCTGGGCCTTGCGAAGGATCGGGCCGAACGTCTCAGCCTTGATCGGGAGATGCGTATAGCCCTTGGCTTTCTGCACGAACTCGGCGGTGCGATTCGTCAGCTCCATCTTGGC